CTGACCTAATTGATATTCTAGATGGCGAAGAGTTTGAAGAAAAGCCAGTAGATCTACCAACATTCGTTACAAGCCCAGACTATTTAGGACTACCACCTCTGTCAGTTCATCAGTATGAACTTATAGAAAAATCTTCTCAGATATATAAAGAGTCAACACTTATAAAGCTTTATGGAGAAGAAGAGGGAAAGAGAAGATTTAAGCAAACATGTAACGAAGTGATTGCTCAGCTGGGTAAGGGTTCGGGAAAAGATTACTCTTCTACAATTTCTGTTGCCTATATGGTTTATCTGTTGCTTTGTTTAAAAGACCCAGCATCATACTATGGCAAACCTCCTGGGGACTCAATTGATATCCTTAACATTGCTATTAACGCACAGCAAGCAAGCAATGTTTTTTTTAAGGGATTCAAAACAAGAGTCGACAGGTCGCCTTGGTTTATAGGAAAGTATGAAGCAAAAGCTTCAGAAATGAAGTTTGATAAAGCAATCACAGTCCACTCTGGCCACTCACAAAGAGAAGCTTGGGAAGGCTATAACGTTATTGCAGTTATTCTTGATGAGATCTCAGGATTTGCACAAGAAAATACTACAGGTCACGACCAAGCAAAAACAGCTGACGCTATATATGACATGTACCGTGCATCAGTTATGTCACGTTTCCCTGACTTTGGAAAAGTTATTTTGCTTTCATTCCCTAGATTTAAGAACGATCCAATTCAAAAATTTTATGAGTCAGTAATTGGAGAAAAAGAAACTATTGTAAGATCAAAGCTTTTAAAGATGGATGAAGACCTTCCAGACGGTATAGAGGCTAACGAGATAACAGTTGAATGGGAAGAAGATCACATCATATCTTACCTTTACCCAAAGACATATGCCCTAAAAAGACCTACATGGGAAGTAAATCCTACTAAAAAGATAGAAGATTTTAGAGTTGAATTTTATAAGGACATGCTTGATGCTCTAGGAAGATTTGCATGTATGCCACCAGAGATGGTTGACGCATTCTTTAAATCAAGAGAAAAGGTTGAAAAGGCATTCAATGTAGCGCACCTTGCTGTAGATAATTTTGGAAGACTAGAAGAATGGTTTAAGCCAGAAGCTGAAAGAAAATATTTTATTCACGTAGACTTAGCTCAAAAGCATGACCATTGTGCAGTAGCTCTGGCGCATGTTGATAGATGGGTAAATGTTAGAGTAACCAATGAATACTCTCAGCCTGCACCTATAGTTGTAGTAGACGCAGTCAGATACTGGACTCCTACACCAGACAAATCTGTTGACTTTACAGAAGTTAAAGATTATATCTTATCGTTAAAAACTCGTGGGTTTGATATTGGTGTTTGTACATTTGACCGATGGAACTCTCATGACATGATGCAGCAGCTAAAACAGTATGGAATTAATACAGAGATATTGTCTGTAGCAAAAAAGCACTACGATGATATGGCCATGGTTGTTTTAGAAGAAAGATTAAATGGGCCACACATTCCATTGCTTATTGATGAATTGCTTCAGCTTAAAATTATGAGAGACAAAGTTGACCACCCTAGAAAAGGATCGAAAGACTTAGCTGATGCTGTATGCGGATCTATATTTAACGCAATTAGTAGAACCAGACCAGATATGAATAATGAGATTAATGTTCATACATATGAATCAATGAGCTATGATGATGATTTCAAAACAGATGCAGATGGGGAAACATCAAGATATAATATGATTAGGGCACCCAGAATGCCAGAACATTTAAAAGACGCAATGGACAGGATGCAAATAATATGAGCGAATATCAAGAGATGGCAAAGCAATGCAAATGTTGCAGCAAGCATGTGCCTTTACCAACAACAATGAAGTCATACAATGGAATAGTTGTATGCCCAACAACACTTCAAAATATAATTGAATACAAAAGAATATGGGACTCGTTTGGATCAAGACCAATGGGTGCAATAAGAAAACATTTTTCTGAGTATGTTCAGCAAATAGTAGAAGAGTCAATATTAAAAAATGAAATATCCGCATAAGGATCTGACAGATGCAGTTGTTGATGGTAAATCTACAGATAATATAGATTACAGCCATGTTTTAGTACCTAGCATTTATTATAATTTAAACCCAAAGCTTAGAAAAATGCCATGGACTATATTGAAAGATGATAAGTATATCTCTATGAACAGAAGTGGATTTAGATCTCCAGAGCCTATTGAAAATCCAGACTTTTTGTTTTCAGGATGCTCAGTTACTTACGGATGGGGGCTAGACCTGGAAGATCTGTGGCACGAAAAGCTGGCATCTAAACTTGGAGGATCGTATTCTTCTGTAGCAATGCATGGGGATAGCGTGACAGGACAAGTTTTAAAAATATTTGCATACATTAAAGAGTATGGCAAACCTAAAACAATAGTGGCTCTTTTCCCAGACTTTAATCGATTCCTATCTTATAACAATAACAAAATGCTTGGAACGGCTGTCTACTATAGATCTTACAATAAAGAAACTTTTGAGTGGGCCAAGGATGGTGGGCAAGACGAGAGAACAAATGAGTACTTAAACTTTATGTCTAAGAACACAGCCACAATTGACCCTAACCAATCATCAAAGGATTATTTTAAGCGACCATTGATAGCAGATGAAGTTATAACACAGGAGATGTCTCACATGTATTCTTCTCAATTTATAAACATGCTATCACAATATTGTGAAGCCACAGGTATAAAATTTATATGGAGCACTTGGGATTCAGGAACAGAACGTATTATCCATAAGGTAAAAAATGATCAATTTTTTAAAGAGTATATAAGCATGGATGCAAATAACTGGCTGTACGATCCAAATGCTGGAGTTGATAATATTTTTGATGTTTCGGTGCATGAGGGAGACTATGGAAAGACCCCATTAGAGTGTCATATAGAGTCTTCTAATTCAGACACTTTTCATCTAGCTAACGATAGATCTCTTGGAATGCACCACGCACATTTTGGATCGCATAGACATATTCATTACTATGAAACATTTTTAAAGCATATGGGTGGGGGATTAAATTGATAGCATTAAGATATTATATATATAAGTTCTTAAAAAAGTTTAAGAAAAAGAAAAAGAATAGATTTATCTACTAATGAAAATATTAGGCATAAATGAAACTTCCCATGATGCATCTTTGTCTTTAATAGAAGACGGCAAGGTTATTTTTGCTGGGCATGCTGAAAGATATAGCAAGATAAAAAATGATTGGTATATAAACGATAGTTTAGTTAGTGATGTTTTATCATATGGTAGACCTGATGCTATAGCCTACTACGAGAAACCGCTTCTAAAGGCCTCCAGACTGCTTTTAAAGGGTGGTTACGGTGACTGGAAGCCAAGGTTTGATATAAAGAATACGCCACGCAAATCATTCAAGCATCACTACTCTCATGCCTGTGCAGGATACTATACAAGTAAATTCTATGATGCTGTAATTGTAGTGCTTGATGCCATTGGAGAATACAATACTTCTACTATATGGGTGGGAGAAGGAGAATCAATAAAGCAGGTCCATAAGGATAACTATCCACTTAGTTTTGGTCTATTTTATTCTGCATTTACTGATCTTATAGGCTTGCGACCAAATCAAGAAGAGTATATTCTGATGGGCATGGCTGGATACGGTGACTACAGGAAATATTATCAAAAAGTTCTAGAATATTTTCCAAGTATAAACTACCAGAAGTATAACTTTCACGAAGGAATATCAGATTGGGGCACTCCAATATCAGAAGAAGACAAGTTTGATATTGCCGCAGCAGTTCAGTTTGTTTATGAGCGTAGGCTTTTTGAGTATATGACATGGGCAAAGAAACTTACAGGTAAAAATAATTTAGTTTTCATGGGAGGATGTGCTCTAAACTCATCAGCCAATACAATGCTATGGAGCATATTTGATGATGTATGGATCATGCCAAATCCAGGAGACGCTGGAAGCTCGCTTGGAGCAGCCGCAGCCTTGTATGGAAAGCACGTTGAATGGGAAGGCCCCTACCTTGGTCACGACCTTGGCGGGGAATACCCTATAGATAAAATTGTAGAATTAGTATTAAAAGACGGAATTGCTGCAGTGGCAAACGGAAGAGCAGAGTACGGTCCAAGGGCTTTAGGTAATAGAAGTATTCTTGCTGACCCCAGAGATCCATCAATTAAAGATAAGGTTAATACAATTAAGCAAAGAGAAATGTTTAGACCATTTGCCCCAGTGGTAATGGAAGAGCATGCTTCAAGATGGTTTGATATGGATTTTGCAAGTCCGTATATGCAGTACACTGTAAGATGTTTACAGCCAGACAAGGTTCCTTCAGTCGTTCACGTAGATGGTACATCTAGAGTTCAAACAGTTAACAGGGAACAGCACAGGGGTCTTTGGAGAGTTCTAAACAAATTTTATCTACAGACTGGAGTACCTATGCTTTTAAATACCAGCTTGAATGTAAAAGGGCAGCCACTGCTTAATGATGAGTCTGATGTGGTAGCATGGGAAAGAATGTACAACACTAGGATAGTTAGGTAGAATATGAAAAAGATATTAGTAATTGGAGACTCTCATACATCTAAGATTGGGAATTGCGTACCAGACGTTTTCTTTTTTAAAAATAGAAAGCTGCAGTACCAGTATGCGGAGCAAAACTATGTAACTCATTTAGTAGAAGAAGGAAGAGATATATGGCTAAAAGACTATCTGAAGATACATCAGGATAAAGACTTAAAGCTATGGATGTCCTCCCATCCTGGCAGGTCAGCATTAAACTTTGATTTTGAAAACTTTGCAAGTGGTACACAGAAATTTCTACTCGATCCCTGGAACGAGGAGGGAAACATAATTGTGCCTTGGCTAGGCTATATAGATATTAGAAACTGGCTACCGCAAAAGCATTTGCCTGGGTATTTAGGTGCTGCAGAAGTTGTCAAGACCTATATAGATAATGTTTTAAATAAGTTTGACAAGTGTGAGGTTATTTTTATGGAGCCTCTTCCACAATTTATTTGTTTTATAACTAATGGCTGGGTAGAAAATAGAAGCGATCCAGATATTGATTTTGAATTAAGGCATGAGCAGCACTTATTGTTTGTGGAAGAATTAAGAAAGCAATGCTTAGAGCGGGGACTTCGAGAGCCAATCAATACTAGAGAGATACTAGGTGACGATATGATAGAGCCATATAAACAGCCTAAGAAGCCAATCAACATTTTGCTTAATGATCATATGAAGCAAGAGTATTACGAGCCAATCGTTAATTATCTTGCTAATGATTTATCTATTGACGTTTCCGATTGATATAGATATAATACTAACTAGGCGACAGTAGCTTAGTTGGTTAAAGCCCCGAACTCATAATTCGGTAATCCTCGGTTCAAGTCCGAGCTGTCGCACAATGGAGCAGATATGAAAAGACTAGTGTGGAACAAGTCAGAGCACCCTCTTGATTTTTTTGGAGTTGTTACTGGTGACAACGGAGAAAGCTTTCTTTATGACAATTTAATTAATGATCAGCATAGAAAGCAAAGCATGGTCGAAGAGCTTTCTTTGGGAGTTAGACAAAAGAAATTTACTTATAAGAGCAAATTTAATGTTGACTATGCTGTTAACTCTTTGGGATATCGTGGCCCAGAGACTGATAAAGCTGACCTACTGGTTTCTGGGTGCTCACAGACATTCGGTATAGGAGTCCCAGAGCACCTCTCTTGGCCAAGCATGCTAGCAAGCAAAAATAATATGTCATACGCCAATCTAGCATATCCTGGTAACAGCACTATAG